CAAAGGACCGCACTTCTTGCAAATCCTAAAAAATATAGATTATTCTGCGCAGAAAACTGTTTTTGTCCGGAAGAAGCACTTGCATTGGAAGGAGACGGTCGTTTTGATTCTGTATCACTTACGGAGCAAAAGGCGAGAATATTAATACATAAATCCGTTCCGGAGGAATATCGTCCTAAAGTTGGAAGACTTGAGTACACATTTGCCGATAACAGAATAGAAAAAGATAATATTACCGGGGTCGAATTTATACCGGATCCAAATGGAAATCTTATTGTTATAGAACCTCCTATTACAACAGAAAAAGGAGATGTATACAAAAATCTATATGTTGCCGGAATAGATGGTATTGACCTCGGAAATGACGAAACGGAAGATTCTGTAAAGGATACCGCGTCAAAATTCTGTATTGTGATTAAAAAACGGATGATGGGCCTTTCTGAGCCTATGTATGTAGCCATGTATATGGCAAGGCCGGAAAGAATACGTGAAGCATATATACAAGCGTTGAGATTGATTATGTGGTACAATGCAAAAGCTATGATAGAAAAAACGCGTATTGGATTCCTAAGCTTCATGGAAGAAAAGAAAATGAAATATAGATATATGATGCATAAACCAAAAGCGTTGGAACCTGAAAAAGAGGGTAGGCGTTCTAATATTTTTGGCGCTCCGGCTACAGAGCAAGCTATCAAGCATGGTCTTTCTCTTATTGCTGATTATGTAATGGAGTATGCAATGAATATATGGTTTGTTGAAATGATAGATCAACTTATTTCATATTCATATAAAGATAAAAGAAAATACGATATCGTAGCAGCAATGCAAATGGCTGAACTTGCCGACGAGGAACTTTCATCTACCGTTATAACCACTGAATCAAATACATTCAGTACTCCAAAACAGATAAGCGTTTACGGCTGGTATAAAGACGAAAAAGGATACATGCGACGTGGCCGCGTTGATCCGAATAGATTTAAACAGAAAAAACCATCTACGGGTGCTATAATAAATTTCGACCCAGAAAGATATGGAGATGGAAGAGTGTATACTTCTAATCCTGTTATTAACGGAAATTTTGATTAACTATGGTTCAGAGAGAAAGAGATCATCGCGAATTTACAGACGATGAAAAACGTGTCCTTGGTATAATAGAAGAGGAACTTGGATATAAATATATAGGTAATTTATTTGTAAGAGAAATCAAGAATTCTTATACAAAAGATGTTGTTGGATATGAGCTTGAATTATGTCTGAATAACCTTGATAAACCTATATATATTACTTACATGGGCGAAAGCAAGCAAAAATTTTTCGATGTGGTAAGAATGCAAATCCATGAGGATAACATTCCGTCTCATGTTGAATACTGTTTAGCCCAACGGTACGAAACTATTAGTGATTGTAACAATGGGCCTGTCGAGAGATAAACAGATTGAAATAACAGAAAAGAATATATCTGAACTCGTAATACCGAAAGTAAAAGTTCAGAAAGCATACAATTATTACAATTGCATCATTGATACTGAGCAGTTCAGATGCTTTGAGGAAAACTATGGAATAGGAAATCCTACTTCTGTAGCTTTTATTCCGTTGATAAAGAAGCATATAGATGCGCTTGTTGGAGAACATACCGGCATTCCGCTTAGCCCATCCGTATCATGCAAAGATTCAAGAACAATTGGATTTGCAATGCGTGATAAGCAATTAAAAATTAAATCTGAAATAGCTAAGTATTATAAAAACATATTTAGGAATCAAATTATACTTGGATTAAATGGAGGGCTTGATGATGACGCTGTTAAAGCTGAAATGATCAGGCTTAGAAAAACTATTAATGAAAACTTTATATCTGAATATGAGATAGCCGCCCAGAATATTATTAAGTGGATACTACAAACAAGGAGTATAGATATCTACAATAAACGCAGGCAAACAATGTATGACCTTTCAATAAGTGGTCAATGCTATTATCGTGTAGAAAAAACCGCGGATGGTCATAACTTCAGAATAAAAACATTCAATCCAATGAATGTCTTTCCGGATAAGAATCCAGAAAGTAATTATGTATGCGATTGTAGCCGAATTGTTGTAAGGCGATGGATGACAAGACAAGATGTTTTGAATGAATATGGCAAATATTTAAATTCAACAACAATAAGCGAATTGAATGATATATGGAGAGATGGTTCAGCATATGCGAATACTGTTTTAGTAAGAACGTATGCAGAAGATGGAAGACCATTCCCAGTATCTCAGCATATCGGCGATGACGTAAATGTTACGCCGGGTCTTCCAGAAGAAGGCAATCACAGAATGAACTATTTTATTCCTGTATATGAAACAGAATGGATAGAAACAGAAAAAGAGGATGGCGTATTTGTAAAAAACAGATATAAAACAATTCGTATTGGCGAAACAATCTATATAACACTCGGTAAGGATACTGAGGCGATAAGAAGCATAGATGATCCCACAAATTGTAAATTATCTATTAATGGCATATTTTTTACAAATAGAAGCAACAAACCATTTTCTGTTGTACTCCAATGTGCTGAATTACAGGATAAATACAACATTGTCAATTATTTGAGAGATAATGTTATATATGGATCTGGCACAATAGGGGATTACGTTGATTTAGCCAAACTTCCAGCTTGTCTTGGTTCTGATTGGGCTGAAAGACTTGAAAAACTTACAGCATACAAGAAACAGGGTCATTATCTTTTTGACTCATCACAAGATGGGATTCCTGTAGTAAATCAAGCGTTTACCGGTTATGACGACACTATAAAATCCCAAACAATGCAAGCTTTTGAGATTGTTATTCAATCAATAGAAAGGCAATGTTCTTCCATAACCGGAATGTTTCAGGAACGTCTTGATGGTATCAGACAATACGATTCTGTGAGCAATGTCCAGACCGGTGTCAGGAACTCATACAATGTAACAGAATGGATTTTCCAACAGACCGATTCGCTTGACCGTGATATGCTTATTGATATGCTTGATATGGCTAAAATCGTATATAAGGACGGTATTCAAGGAGAGCTTATTCTCGGTCCAAATCTTAAACGTACATTTATAGCACTTCCTGAACATTATACAATGTCTGATTTCGATATTCATATTCCGTCTTCTACAAAGACAATACGGGATATCGAACTCTTAAAAGGTGTTGTTGGCGATATGGTTAAAACAGGAAAATATGAGCCAGATGTGATCATGGAAGCTATAACGGCTGATTCTGTAACAGAGTTGAAGGCTAATATAAATAATGCTTATAGAGAGAAAAAGAAAGAAGAAGATTTGATAGGACAATTACAACGTAAAAACGAAGAGCTTACAAATCAACTTCAACAAACAGTTTCTCAACTTGAAAAAGCCAACAAGAAAATCGAGCAGCTCGATGAGGCAAAACTTGAAAATGAACGTCTTCGTATCAAGTCTGAAATGGAACTCGGTTATTATAAGGCAAGAATTGACGAAAATTATAAAAAGGGTCTTATTGATACTAAAAAGAGTGCTATACAAGCAGAGATTGAACAAACGCATGACGGAAATCCGTATAACGATATAATAAGAAAGCAATGAAGCTGAATATAGATATATGCACCGACTCAAGATGCAAAGTATATGTAGCTGATAAAACGGAAGCATCTGCATCATCCGGTTATCTTCCAGAAGATAATGTATCTTATGCGAAGAATAGATTCAGATATTCTGATTCGATGTCCATTGAAGTCATCCAACTTGAGCGATATAATGAAGATGGAGTGAATATAAACTCCACTTCATTTTATGAACACACAGAAGAAAATAGAAAAAACGGATATGAATTGCCTATAAATTTTGACGGTGTGTTCAATGTCCACTCAATAGTAATACCGACAAACGAATGGTTTATAAATACACTTCAAAATATGCCGGAGGCTCTCGATATATATGATGTTGTTTATGTCGGAGATTATGATGAGAAGGTCATATATAAATATATAAAGAAGGATATTGTTGCCAAATCAATAGATGATTGGAACAAGGAGGCTGCTGATGTCGGCGAGTTGATAGAACGAAATCCTGATGGCACAACCATATCATCTGATTGCTCTACATACGTATCCATCTGTTACTTGACAAACTGCTACCTATCTTTGTGTCAAGCAATATTCGAAGGAAAGGGGTTTTCCGGAAGATGTTTTAGCCGTTCAAATATTGACCAAGAAACGCTTTTTAGAAGAGACATGGTATGGATGGCTATAAATGTTATTAAATACCTTGTTGAATTCGAAAGACTGCACGAAGCGCAACGTATAATAGAGCAAATTGGTGGATGCAATGGTCTATGCAAAGGATGGTACGAGCGCGATGGTATTAAACCTGATTGTGGCTGTGGACGTTAAACTTATTTTTTATGACGAAGATTTGTGGTTTAGCATTCGATAAATGTGGAGATCTTAATGATTTAAAGGAAAGCACAATATGTGATTTCAAAGATCTGCTGCAATCGGTTGAGAGAGGTCATCGGTATAATTATGATATGATACTTGAAAAAACAAGTCTCATTCAGATTACCGAAGATTTCTCTATGAAGAAATTGGATTATTTCATTAATTATTATAAAGCCTTACAATGGAAAAAGACAACAAAACCATATTGACGCCGGGTGCATCTACATGTTCGAATGCTCCTGAGACGTATGATGAAACTGTCTATCTCAAGCGCGACAATTATTTGAATGAGTTCGCTGATGACAGTGCAAAGGCTCTTGCACGAGCTAATCTTGGTGTTCTTTCGTCTACCGAATCAATGAGGGCCAATGATATCCAATTAGCTATCGCTGAAGCTGTAGCTAATTCAATGAGTGACCACTTGTCAAAGAGTGATCCTCATAACATAATGACTCAAGTGAATAAAAAACTTGAGGAGTTTATGCGTTTGGATGGAATGGTTGGATTCCAAAACCGAGTCTCTGGAAAGGATCCGGTATCACCAGACGATCTTTCTACGAAACGCTATGTCGACAGTGTTGTTAATACGCATATTGAAGATCATGATGATCCTCATGATACGATGCAACTTGTAAAAGAGACATTGAAATCCTACGCTTTAACTTGTGATGTATATGCCAAGTCGCAAACTTATTCACAAGTTCAAGTTGATACGCTTATTCGTGATATGGTAAAGACGGATGGATCGACACCGTTTATTGTACCACAAAAAGGCGTATATCCGGTTCTATCTTCCGATTTGGCCGTAAAAGCATACGTTGACGACGTTATGAAGGCGCACAAGCTTGAAAGCGATCCTCATAATATGTATTCATATATTGAAGATAGATTGAAGCTGTACGCAAAAGCTGAGGATGTTTATACAAAAGAAGAGACTTATTCTCGTCCTCAGATAGAATCGAAGATTGAATCACTGATGACTCCGGTTGTTGAAAAAGCTATTACTAAACATGTGCAAGAAGACGATCCCCATCATACGATGGAATCCGTTCGTGCTATGGAGTATGTAAAAGCAGATGGAACAGTTCCGTTTAAACAGCCTCAATCTGGAGTTCCGGGTGTTAAACCTGAACATCTTGCTACAATTGGAGATGTTGATTACAGAATAAATAATTTAAGTAGCAAATTTGACGAATCTGTTGAGGCTTGCATATGGAAAACGTCTGGTCCGGTTCAAACAACCGTTGGCTATGTAGAAGACAATTCTATACTTCCAGATAAAGTGAATTTCCAACAAATTATGGATAAAATCTTCTATGGCGATGGTGTAAATATTGAGGTAAAAGAATATGCTCAATACGGAGAGATAATTGATGTTGTGATGAATATTCGTCCTACATTGATGATCGATATCGTTAAATTGTATCAAGGCGATAAGCTTATTGGGGCATTTGACAGAGAAGATTTTGAACCGAATGGTAACCATACCGTAAAATCAAATCCTATCACAGAAGATCCAACTATCTTCAAAATGGAAGTTACCTATACAAATGGTAATATTAAAAGAAAAATATACAAATACTATTCAAGATAGCTGCTGTCGAAGCTGTAGGGCAGCAGGTCCTTCAATGTCAGCTCCAGGGTTTTGCCATTCTGGTTCACCAGGATCACCTCCATGGTGAGCTCCGGGTTGAACTCCGCC